TTCGTTGACCCTGAGACCTCTATCGTGGAACCCCAGGACTCCAGTCAGACCATCGCCCCCGGCAACCCGCCTCTGGACGACGGTCTACCGGACAAGTTCAAGGGCAAGTCCGCGAAGGACATTGCAGATGCGTACCAGAGCCTTGAATCGGAACTGGGACGGGCTCGCAATGAAATCGGGACGACTCGCCGGCTGGCGGACGAGTTGCTCGGTATCCGCAAAGAGGAAATGAAGGCCAATCAACCTGCCAGGAAACCGATTACATCCACTGATCTGCTTGACTCCCCGGAGGAGACGATCACGGAGGCTGTAAATCGCGCATCTGAGGCCGCCACGGCGGACCTTAGAAAGGCTACGGCACGACTGGAAGCTGATCTGGAGCTACGTGGCTTCGAGCAGCGCCATCCCGGATACGAGGGGGTCATAGCATCCCCAGAGTTCCGGACATGGGTCACGAAGTCTCAGTACCGCCAGGGTCTCGCGACCAAGGCGGCGCGGAACGACTTCACGGCCGCCGACGAACTCTTTGGCCTCTACGAGGACACCAAGAACGTCGCCGCCCCGAACCAGTCTAGCCCCGACCCGGTAAAGGCCCCGTCCGCAAAGACGGTGGGCTTCGCCAAGTCGGGCGGCTCTACTCCCGCAGGCGGTAGCTCCGCCGGCAGTGGGGGCAAGCCGATCCTCAGGCGCGAGGAACTGATTCGTCTCCGTATCGACAATCCCGATGAGTTTGACCGCCGCAATGACGAAATCATGCTGGCGTATGCAGAGAAGCGGGTGCGCTGACACTACCACACCCCTTATAGGAAACGACCCCCATGACCGCATTGAGTTTTGCCAATAGCATTGACGTTACGGACGGTGCCACCTTCATCCCAGAAGTCTGGTCCGACGACGTGATTGCCGCCTACAAGAAGAACAAGGTCCTTGCCCAGCTTGTCTCCCAGATCAACCACAAGGGCAAGAAGGGCGATGTCATCCATCTCCCGCGTCCGGTCCGCGGCGCGGCCTCGGCCAAGGCGGCGAACGCCTCCGTCACGTTGGTGACCTCGACCGCGACTGAGGTTCTGGTGACCCTCAACCGGCACTTCGAGTACTCGTTCGTGATCGAGGACATCCTGGAAGTCCAGGCCATGCCGTCGGTTCGCCGGTTCTACACCGACGATGCGGGCGAGGCCCTGGCTCTCCAGCAGGACATCGACATCCGCAACCTTGCGGCCACGTGGAACGCGGGCACCGCGTACACCGGCGCTGTTATCGGTTCGGACGGCTCGACGGCCTACCTGACTGCCACCACGGGCAACGGCACGGCGCTGACCGATGCGGGCCTCCGCCGGGTCATCCAGACGTTCGATGACAACGACGTGCCGATGCGCGACCGTTACCTCGTCATCCCGCCGGTCGAGAAGCGCCGCCTCATGGGCATCACGCGCTTCACGGAGCAGGCATTCACGGGCGAAGTGGGTGCGGCCAACACCATCCGCAACGGCCTCGTTGGCGATGTCTACGGCACCCCGGTGTACGTGACGAGCAACCTCGCCTCGGTGGCGTCGGCGGATGCCTCGACGAACTATCGTCCGGTGCTGTTCTTCCACAAGCAGGCGATGGTTCTGGCCCAGCAGATGGCTGTGCGGACCCAGGCGCAGTACAAGCAGGAGGCCCTGGGTACCCTGGTGACTTCTGACCAGCTGTACGGCACGGCCACCCTCCGCACGGAAGCCTGCCGCGCGATCATGGTGCCGTCGCTCTGATGAGCCGGGGCCCCGGGGGATAGCTCCCGGGGCTCTTTCTCCGTTTCTACAACCACAAGGAGTCCGTCAGGACCGCCATGCAGCGTCGCTTTGCCCTTATCAAGCACCAGCACGTTCTAGCGGATCTGACGGACTTTTCTGTTTCCGGCCCGAGCAACGGGCAGGTACTCGCCTACAACTCCGGTACGGGGAAGTGGCAGAACGCCGCCGCCTCCGTCTCCGCGTTCGTTCGGGGAGCGTCTTTCGTCTCCTCGTCCGCCCTCGCCCTGCCCATCAATGATGTCTCTGTCCTCATCCCGGTTGCCTGCACCATCACCGCAGCCACCACCACCGCCAACGCCGCCGGCTCTTGCGTCGTGGATATCTGGAAGGACTCCTACGCGAACTATCCGCCGACCGGCGCAGACACTATATGTGCCTCGGCCAGACCCACCCTCACCGCGGCCAACCGCGCCCGCGACACCACTCTGACGGGATGGACCACGGCCATTGCGGCCGGCGACATCCTCCACTTCAACCTAGTGTCCGTCTCAGGTCTCAAGTGGGTGAACGTCGTCCTCACCCTCCTGCCGACGTAAGGAAGCCCATTCTTGACTACTCAATCCTGGTCTACCGTGATCTCGCAGGCCACCGATGCCGCGTTCCGCGTATGGGGGGATGAACTCAGGACGAAGCTGGCCGCCACCGGCCTCGTTCGTACCGCGGACACCGGGCAGATTGACTGGACGACGGTGACGCGCGCTGCGATCAACACGGACGCCGGGTACGAAATCTGGCGCTTTGACGACGTGCAGCAGGCCACCGCCCCCATCTTTTTGCGTCTTGGATACGGATCTGGCTCAGTCACTAGCCGTCCCCGCCTACGCCTTGAGGTGGGTACCGGGACCGACGGCGCGGGCACCATCACGGGCACCGCCAAGACGGCCAATACGATAACTACGTCCACGGGTGCCCCCCTCAGTGCCGTAACCGCGTACCAATCCTACGCCGCCACGGCCGAGGGATTTTGTGGCCTGATCCACAAGGCGGGCGCAATCGGCGCAGTGTCTGCCCTCGCGGGCTTTGCGATTGCCCGCACTTGCGGCACCACGGGAGTCGCCGACGCCACGGGTGCCATCGTGCTCTTTTACGGGGCCACCAACTGCCTTACGCATTGCCTCCGCTTCGCGGCCACGGCCTCTGCACAGACGGTGGGCACCACTGGCGGCGCTAACATGGTTTTTGTGCCGGGGTACAATGCCACCAGCGCAGTCGGAACCGACCTCCAAGCCTACACTGCGTGGGGATCGTTCCCCCGCGTACAGCCGGTGGCCGTCATGTGCGGCATTTTTGACTCCGAACTCACCCTCGGGAACACCCTGAGCGTGGCGATGGTGGGGACCTCTGCCAGGACGTTCCTCCAGGCCCAGCGGCAAATAGGTACGCCAGCGCAGTCCAGCGTCGCCGCTAATATGGGCCTCGCGATTCTCTGGGAGTGACTCATGGCATGGCTGCCCGCCTTTGTCCTTGACGCCGCCACACCCCCGACTGCCATCGCGGAGTTGTTTGGTAGCGGATCCCTTCTGCTCAACAACGCCAACGTCACCCTCGATATGACCGTACGGCCGTCTACGGAGTTCCTCACCGACAGCGGGACCGGCCAAGCCGGCTACCCCATCTAGGACCATACATGACCTACCTCGAACTCGTTAACAAGGTTCTGCGCCGACTCCGGGAGCGGTCGATAACGGCCATCACGGCCGACTATTCGCTGCTTGTCGGGGACATCGTGAACGAGGCCAAGGAGGACGTGGAGCGGGCCTGGAAGTGGAAGGCCCGCCGGATCAACATCACCTTCCCGACGGTCGCGAACCAGCAGGACTACAACATCGGCACGGGCGGGGTGGCCTCCACCGCGACCAACGAGCGGTCCCAGCTTATGTACGCCCCGATGTCGGATCTCCCCCAGGCCTTCAACCTGACGGGGTCCTACAAGGGGGACCGTCTTATAGAGGTTGCTCGGGAAGGGCATCGGCAGGAGATCGCGGACGACAACGCCACGAACACCGCGCCGAGCCGTTTCTCCCTGACCAAGTCCGCGACGGGCTACACCGCCTCGATCTACCCGAGACCGGATGGCGTCTACTCGATCCAGATGACTTGGTACATCCCCCAGGCCGCCCTTGCCACCGATGTCACGGTCCTGGCTATCCCCGAGGACCCGGTGTGGCGGCTGGCCCTGGCCTACGCCTCCTCCGAGCGGGGTGAGGGGGCCGGCGCAGCGACGGAGCGGTACGAGTCCCGGGCCAAGATTGCCCTCGCGGAGGCCATCTCCCGCGAGGCCGACGATGCCGAATTGACGTTCTACGAGGCCTGACGGATGGCCCTGAGTCCCGTCAGCTTTCCCGCCCCCGGGTTCCTTGGCCTTAACAAGCAGAAGGGACAGGTCCCTCTCGGTCCCGAGTGGGCCGTGGATGCCCGCAATGCCGTGATCGACGGCGCGGGCCGCATTGCCTCCCGCAAGGGGTACGTCAATCAGACGACCTCCGCCATCTCCGGTACCCCGGCCATCCTGTCCCTGCACGAGTACGTGAAGTCGAACGGGACTACGTCTTTGATCGCCGGGACCGTGGCCGACATCTTCGAGTCCACGGACAACGGGGCCTCGTGGGCCTCGGTCGAGGGTTCCCTCGCGGTCAGTGGGGGGCATTGGCAGTTCGTCAACTACAACGACAAAGTGATCGGGGCCCAGGCCGGCCACCCGTTGTCGGTCAAGACCAGCGGCAACTTCGCTGCAATTGTCGCCGCCAGTGGTGTAGTCCCGGTCCAGCCTACGGCAGTCCTCGCGGCCTTTGGCCGTATCTGGACGGTCTCCGCGGACGGTAAGACCCTAAAGTGGTGCGCGCTGCTCGACGAAACCAAATGGTCCACCGGGGACGGCGGCGGGTCGCAGGATCTCAACTACCTCTGGACCAAGGGCACCGATACCGGCGTAGCCCTGGCCGCCTTCGGTTCGACGCTCGTAGTGTTCGGCCGGCGGCATATCTTCCTGCTCACCGACGGCTCCGGGTCGGACCGCGGCCTGGACCCCACGACCATGTACGTCGGGGACACCATCGAGGGCATCGGGTGTGCGGCCCGGGACAGTGTCCAGCCGCTCGGCGAGGGGGACATAATCTTCCTGAGCCAGAACGGCATCCGGTCCATGTCCCGGACCATCCAGGAGAAGCAGACCCCGCTCAACGATCTCACGGCCAACTCCCGCGACTTCGTCAACGCCATCCTGCTCTCCGGGGCCGCGTCCGGCGTCAAGATGAAGTCGGTATCCTCCCCCGAGAACGGGTTCTATCTGATCTCCAGCCCCGACTCCAGCCGCACGTTCTGCGTGGACACCCGGGCAGTCCTCCCGGACGGCACCTTCCGCATCTTTGACTGGTCGGGGTTCATCCCGAGCGCCATCGCTCGCCGAGTCAACGGGGATGTTCTGTTCGGTTGGGCGGGCAAGGTGGGCAAGTACAGCGGCTACCTGGACGACGCAGCCACGTACCGCTTCGCCTTCCGCTCGGGCTTTCTCGACCTCGGCCCGGAGGCCAACGTACTGAGGAAGGAACTCAAGGCCATCTACCTGACGGCCTTCTCCCCGGCGGCCCAGACGGCCACCGTCAAATGGTACTGGGATTGGCGTTCGGACTTCTTCAACTACCTCCTGACCTATGACGTGGACGCGACCAGCGAGTTCGGGATCGGGGACTATGACACGGCAGAGTTCGGCGGCGTCGTCGCCCAGCGCATTGACCGAATCCCCGGGTGGGGCTCGGGGCAGTACGTGTCCATCGGGGTGGAGATGGATATCAACGGCGCACCGTATGCTCTTAACAGCATAACCCTTTACCTGCAATCGGTCGGGTTGCTCTGATGCCCAACTACATCAAGAGCACGGATTTCCGGGGCAAGGACTTCCTGCCCTCCGGTGACCCGGAGAAGATCGTGTCCGGGGCGGAGATCGACACCGAGTTCAACAACATCGCCGCCGTCATAGCCGAGAAGGCCGAGGGCCCCGTCGGGGGCGGCACCGCGCTCGTGAGCGCGCCCGCCACCGCCCAGTCCATCGCCAAAGGCTGGGGACAGGCCGTGGTGGCCCTAACCGATGCGGCCACGACCACGCTCAATGCGGACCTCGGCAACGTCTTTACCTGGACCATCGCCGGCAACCGGACCCTCGCCTATCCCACCAACCTGCGGGCCGGCCAGGAGATCTTCATCATCATCACCACGTCCGGGGCCGCCCGGGCCATCACCTACGGCACCGGGTGGTTCAAGCCCAGCGCAGTGGCGGTGCAACCGAACACCGTCAGCGGCACGGTGTCCGTTCTCCGAGCCCGGGCCAACGCGGACGCGAGCCGGCTCTACATCGTCCACTTCTACAACGACTACGCGCAAGCCTGATGCCCAACTACGTCAAGATCACGAACTTTGCCGCCAAGACAGTGGCGAACAAGGTCACCGGGGCCGAGTGGGACGCGGAGTTCGTCGCCATCCAGGTGGCCCTCGGGGCGAAGCAGGCGGCTCCGCAGGGGCAGACGATCCTGACCACCACGACTCTCGGGACACTGGTCGGCGGCCTGTTCGGCATCGGGTACTCCGCGGCGAACATCCCGAGCCTCCTCACCTTCGGGGATCGTCCGATCCTGTTTGCGACCAATCCGACCGGCTCGAACACCCTCGACCAGACGGCCAACCTGAGCAATGGCCAGTGCTTGCCGATCATGGTGGCCGCGGGGTCTAGCCCGGCGATCAAGGCCGAGGCCGGGGTTGGCATCTACCTGACCGGGTTACGGGACACCCAGGTTAGCCTCCTACTGCACGCGGACGAGAACGACGGGACGTTCGTGGGCAAGTTCAAGGACTCCGGTGCGTACGGCCTGATTGATAGCTTCGGTGTGTCCCTGACCACCTCCGTCTCGTCCAAGTTCGGGGCCCGGTGCTTCGCGATGAACGGCGGCAGCACGGCCTCACTGGCCTGCACCCAGGCCATCGGCGGTCCGCTGGATCTCTCGGACGGTGCCACCAGCACCACGGAGTTATGGTTCTATCCCCTGGATGTCCCTGACGGCACCCCCACGTTCTACGTGCTCTTGGCGGCGTGGTGGGAAGGGGCCGCGGGCGCGGGGTTCCGCATACAGTACTTGTCCGACGGGACCGTTACCTGCCAGTCCTTCGGCGGGTGGGCTAGCGGCGACCCCACCAGCCCGCTGGCCAGCCCCGCCAACCTGAACGCATGGAACCACGTCGCCGTGGTGGATGACGGGACCAACATCAACATCTACCTCAACGGGATCAAGGACACCTCCGGACGAGTAAGGGGCACCCGGACGAGCCCCGCCGCGGCGGGCCGTCTTTCTATCGGCGCGGACCACACGAGCGCGGCCCAGAGCACATGGTTCCCCGGCAACATGGACGAGGTGGCCGTGTTCAAGGGGGTGGTCCGGTACACGTCCGCCTTCACGCCGCCCGTCGCTGCCTTCGCCGATGCCACCACGTTCGGTTCCTTGGCCCCGGGGTCCGGCCAGACCGGCGTCATGCCTTGGGCCGACGTGCTCAGGGTCGGCGGAAACCTGTACATCATCCCGTCCCAGCACGGCGTGGCCGGCCTTACTACCAGCCTTGCGTGGGTAGCCGCATGACGAACCATGACGTTCGCCTCGCGCAGATAGAGGCCCGGGTAGCGGTGCTGGATGCCCAGCGGCAGACCAACGACACGGCGGTACTTCTGGCGGTGGCCGGGATCAAGGAGATGATCGAGGGGCTGGAGACCAAGCACCACGAACGCATCCTCGACCTGGAGCGGCAGTATCAGCGGTACCAGGGGGCCTGGGGCCTCCTGACCATCATCGGGACCGCGGTGATCGCGGCCTGGGCCATCTTCGGGGACGCCATCAAGACCAAGCTGTTCGGGAGCGCCGGGTGAGGGTAGCCCGCACCTTGGCGGAACTCCGCGAGATCAGGGGCTCCTCCCGGTCCCCGTCGGCCTCCCGGCCCGGGACCCGCGGACCGGAGGCGGCCGGGTCCACCGTCATGCGCCGCGGGGGCGGCTTCGGGGGCACCAGCCCCTTTTGGCAGAACACGTTCAAGAGCAAGTAACTTATGGCCTCTATCTCTGACATCTTCGCAGGTGCCTTCCCGTCGCTCGTCAACACGGGCATCAATGTCTGGGGCCAGAACCAGACCACCAACGGCCTGACCTCGGCGGCCAACCAGACCCGCACCGAGCCGGTCAACCTGAGCACCGGGATTGGGACGACCCAGTACACCCCCGGCTCCCGCCAGTTCAACATCAACGGCAACGCCCCCGGGGCCTTTGGCGGGGCGTCCTCCGAACTTGTAGGAGCCCTCGGCGGCATCAATAACACGGACGGGGAGTACCAGGGCCGTCTCGGCCTCCTGGAGCAGCAGGCCCAGCCCGGTGAGCAGCGTCAGGTCAACTCGACCCTCGACTCCTTGTTCTCGAAGGGCCAGCTTGGGGGCACGGGCGGGGCGATCCAGCAGGAGGCCCTCGGCAACTCCCTCCAGGATGCCCGCCTCAAGCGCCAGATGACCGCGGCAGACTGGGCGCGTACCCGCCAGTTGGACAGGTTCCAGTCGGCGATGCAGACCGTCGGCTCGGGGCAGGCACAGCAGCAGCTGGACACCCAGCGGACCTCCGCCCTCGGCAGTATCTCGGCCGGGGCGGTCGGTGTCCCGAATGCCCAGCTTCTCGCCGGGGCGGCCGGGTCCAATGCGGACCGCAACAACGCACTCGTACAGGGCCTGGGTCCTCTCCTAAGTGGCATCCTACAGGGCGGTCCTGGACAGGCCGGGGCCATAGAGTCTCTGCGCAACCTCCTCGGTGGCGGCGGACCCGGGGCCGGTGCCGGCCTGGGCGGGGTCAATCCGGCCGGGGCGGCCGGCCTCCCCGGTGCCGATGCATTACGGTCCTCTATCCTCGCCGGTACCCCGGCCCCGTCGTCCGTGGCCGGTGCCCTTGCGGGGGCCGCCCCCGCGGCGGGTGCGGGCCTCGCTGCGCTGACCAACGCCCAGGTGCTTGCAATGGGGCCGAGTGCGGCAGCCATGAACGCCAGCATTATGGCGGGCTCGGTACCTTCCGCCAGCACGACGGCCGCCCTGAGCGCGCCAGC